TTCACGCCGACCCTATACCAATTCAGAAGAGTCCGCGTGGCGAAGGTGTGGCGGAAGTCCTGGAGTCGCGGGCCATGGCCGATCCGTCGTGTCGCCGCTGGAGCGCGCAGGCCGACGACTACTGACATCGGAGTCCAGGCGCAGCGCGATGAATTGCGGCGGCGCGCCGCGCGGTCCGCGCGTGTGGCGGAACTGACTGCCGGCCAGGAAACGCCGATGGCCATGTCTGAGGCCGAAAAGCGCGAGCTATCGGCGCGAAAGGAAGAGGCGGCGGCGCAACAAGCCTACCAGATCCGGCTCGATCTCGCCGTCCAGTTGGCGGGAATCGAAGCGGAACGGATCTCGAAAGAAGAGAACGCGGCCAAGCGCTCCGTCCTGGCGGCGCAGGCGCAGAAGGATCTTTACACGGAAATCGCCCAGGCGCAGGACCAGTTCGAGGAAAAGCAGGCGCAACTCCAGCAGAAACGCCAGCAGGAGATCCAGTCGCAGTTCGACAGCCTCCAGAAGCAGGCAGAAAAGCTGATCGACGTTCTGTTCACCAAGCCAAAGAACTTCGGCAAGGATCTGCTGAGTACGGTCCACGCCGCGGTGCTCAAGCCGGTGACCGAAACGCTGGGCGGCATGGCGGCGAACGTCCTCCATCCGATCATCTACGGTGCGGATGGGCAGGGCGGGCTCGCTGGTGTGTTCAAGGGCGGCAAGCAGGACCCGGTGCGTGTGTCCACCGACCAGAACACCGCCGCGACCATGCAGAACAGCGCGGTGATGGCGGCGCTGACCGCCATCCTGGCCGCAGGCATGGGGGTGGCGGCTCCCTCCCTGCAGAGTGGTGCCACTGGCGCTGCGGGCGTTTTGGGGATCTCCATTCCATCCATCTCCGCGCCAGCCAAGATGTCCCCCGCTCCTTGGAGTTCCAGCAGCGCCGGATTCAACCCGATGGCAATGCTGTTCAGCAGTGCCACGCGTGGCGACTCCGGAGCGGCTGGCGGTGGAGCGGGGGTCGGGGGGACGGATCACTCTTCGTCTGGCGCGGCCACCGGCGGTTATACTCCTGCTCCTTGGGCTGCTGGCGGCGGAGATTGGTCCGGCGCATCGGCGGGGACGCCGACGTTGAATCGGGTGCCGGGCGGGACGGGCGGATTCAATCCGCTGGCGATGTTGTTCGGCGGGGCGCGCGGCGGCGCGGCTGGTGGGAGCGGGCCGAGCGGTCTGGCGGGAATCGTCAGTAACTTCAAGAGCACGAACTGGGGGAGTTTCAAGCGGAGCCCGTCTAATCCGACCTACGGCACAGATGAAAACGGCAACGACGTCCAAACCGGAGATTCCGGCGGCAAGATCACCGGAGTAGGTGGCGTGGCTGGGGCCGCGATGCTGGCCGGCGGCACCATGCTAGCGCAACAAGGGCTGCTCGGGAACAGCCGTGGCACATGGACGGGCACAGCGGAAGGGACGGCTGGCGGGGCGGCCATCGGGTTCCAGATGGGAGGCCCATTGGGCGCGCTGATAGGCGGCGCTGCTGGTTTCGGCATTGGTATCGGAGAGATGATAGCCGGCGTCAAGTCGCCGCAGAGGGAGGCACACGACGACATCAAGAGCATCTACGGTGTCGATATTCCGCAGAACAGTGGCACGATCAAGCAGGTGGTCCAGATCGCGCAGTCGCAGTTCGGCGGCCAGATCGCGGTGGCGGTGCGGTCGCCGAGCGTCCGCCAACTCGTGATGCTGTATTCGGAGGCGACCGGCCAGAAGATGCCGTTGTCGGCCACGACGCCGTACTCGGGGAGCCTCGTAGAGCAGGGCGGCAAGCTCTACCAACAAGCCAGCTACCAGGATGGCCAGGCTCACGCCTACGCCTCGAACATTCCGACGCTCGGCGGCATCGCGGCCGGAACCTATCCCACTCCCGGTGGCCCGAACACGGCTGGCGGCACCGGCTCCACGTACCTTTCGTTGAACATCAGCGGGAACGACGCCGCGAACTTCATGACCGGCCAGTTCGTCACGCCGCAGTTCGTGACCGACCAGGCGATGGCGGCGCAGTATTCGAGCTACGGACGCACGCAGCAATCGGCCAACATGCAGCTACCCGGACTGACGGTGGCGTGATTCAAAGTGCCAGGCAATCTCGTACAATCCGCCCCCAACGGGGTGATGCCCGCCTCGCTGTGCATGGCGTTCACGGAGTTGCGCGAGTATGCGCAGCTTCAGAACCAGTATCACGACGGAACGATCCAGCGGTCGCAACTCGCGCAGACCTCGCGGCGGACGTTCCGGATCAGCAAACGCCTGAGTGCATCGCTGCTTTCGGCGCTGTACAGCTTCTGGGTATCGCAGAACGCCGGCTTGACCCCGTTCGCCTTCTACAATCCGTTCGATGTGGCGTCGGGCCAGCAGATTGGCAGCAACTACGATTCCACAGGCAACAACACGCAGGGGCGCGTGACGGTGGTGTTCCGCGGCAACTGGGCGCAGGTTACGGACATCGCGCGGACGAACGTGCAGGGATTGGAACTCGTGGACGTGGCGTAGCTGCGAAGCGGACTCGACCGTAGCCTTCCACAAGAAATGCCGTCAATGGGTTCGCTCGCTCTAGAAGCGCTCGCGACTGGAAGATAATTGAGGCATGAGTTGGGTGGACATTTACGACAGGACGAGCACCTACGGATTCGCACCGGAAACGTGGGAGCGAGCCAAGACTGCGGCAAAAGATCTATTGATCAGCAATCTTCGAAACCCCAGAATGATTGTGACGACTTACGGTGATTTGGTGGATCGCCTCAGCCCAATTATCGATTTCGGCACACCGCGAAATGCCGTCTTTCACTGCCTTCTCGGCCAGATTTCGGACGATGAAGAGGAGCAGGGACGCGGCTTAATATCGGCTCTCGTAGTTCACGGCCAGGATGGCCGCCCTGGCGTTGGCTTCTTCGATGGCGCTGCAAATTGGGGAAGAGATGTCTCGGATCGGGACCGGTGCTGGACCCAAGAGATGGCCAAGCTGTCGGCTGTCTGGAGCTAGAAGCGTCGAGATGTTCCCGGCGCTCCAGCGCCGCTCTCAATTCACACATCCATTGCTTTAATTCAACAGGCCACTCAGTCTGATCACGTAAGTCTGCGCCTACTCCGGCGGCCGTAGCCAAAACCCATGTCCGACACTATCGGCCGCATCACCGTCCCCACGGTGATCAACTCCGGCCAGACATTTCCGCTCACCACGCAGTATCCTTTCGGCTTCTCCGTCGAACGCCCGGTGATCGTGCATCGCTTCGGCAGCCTCGACGCCAAGCAGGAGCAGCGGTACTACGTCGGGATCGGCCCGCGCAAGTTTCAGTTCAAGCACCAGAACCTGAACTGGGCCGAAACGAACCAGCTCAAGGCGTTCTGGGAAGGCATGCAGGGACCGTGGAAGGCCTTCACCTACACGGTCCCCAATCCCGGTGGCTCGACCACGAGCGTGCTCGTCACCTTCGAGCAGGCGCCGATCTCCTTCGAATACCTGCGCAACGCTGTCCAGGTCGGACTGAACCTCATCGAGGTTGTTGATCCGACACAAGCCCCCACCTACGCGGTCAACTCCACCTGCCTGCGGTTCCCCTCGACCGCGCTGTCCACCGCGCTGCTCTCCGAAGTCCAGCAGATCATCCCGCTGGTGCACATCCGCGTGCGCGAATCTGCGGTTGCCGACATCTACGTCTCCGACCGTCGCGTCACGGTGGGCGGCCAGCTATACCTGCCGCGCCTGATCGGAATCGGCGAGCCGGGTTCCGACGTCCTGATCTCGCAGGATATCAAAGGCACCTCGGACAACGTGCGATTCACGTTCGGCAACGGCGACCGCGTGATGACGCAGATCGCCAACGACACCGACTTGAAGTACGCCGAGATCGATCTCTGCCTCTTCCATGTGAACTCCGGGATTCTGCTGCAACTCTGGAAAGGCGTCATCCAAAACTTCACGAGTGATGGCACGCCGATCTTCCCAGTCACCTGCTCTGACGGCTTCTTCCAGATCATGAACCAGTACCCGGAACGGCAACTCAGCCGCCAGTGCTGGAAGACTTACAACGATGGCGTGAACTGTCCGTGGGCCTCAAGGGGTCGCAGCGCCGCGGCAGTGACGGCTGCGGGCGGCGATCCCACGACGTGCGACTATTACCTCGAATCGACGAACGGATGCCAGGTTCACGGCATGGCTCCGTACTTCGGCGCGCACCAGGCCGACCCACAGGGCGTCGTCATCAAGGACGATTCCACCGGCTTCCTCGGCTTCGGCCGCAACACCGTCACGGCAACGTCGATCCTCTCCGATACGGTCTGGGGGCTGGCGCTGCCGGAGATCTGGTGCAACAGCGGCGGCAATCCCCTCTATGCGTTCATGGCCAGCGCGCTGATGGTCGCGTATCGCGATGAATCGGGATACGCCGACTCGCTCGGCATTCTCAGCGCTGGCCCTCTCGGCGGATTCACCGCGTCGATGGTGGTCACGAACGCGGACGGCTATCGGTACGTGGTGGCTCCCATGGTCGATGGGTACCTATGGCAGGGCCTCAAGCTCGACGGCAATCTGAACGTCACCAAATACCAGCCGGGCATGGGGCTGCGCTACGTCACCGGCAGCGACCCGGCGATTTCGAGCACCGACTACTTCTCGCTCGGCCAAGGGTCACCGCAGGTCTGGGAGCCGAATGTCTACGCGGCAGGCACGGCGGCGTGCGAGATCCGCATCGTCAAGTCCACCACGATTCAGCCGAGCACTCCTGACCAGCACCAGATGACCGTCCCCATCGACTACGGGATGTGGGGCTGGACGTGGGACCAGAGCGGTAACCGCACGGCGGTCAGGGGCCTTATCAATCCGTTCTGGATCGCCGTCAACATGCTGCTGCGCGCGATGGGCTTGTATGGCGATCCGTCCACCGGGTCAAATCCTGCCGGCGGAAGCGGTCCCACCTCGTTCGCGCAGCTCGCCACGTTCGTGCTGCCGTCCTTGATAGTGGGCGATGGAAGCGGCGCGGCCGAGATCGCGGCGGACCAGGTCGCGGCCATCCTCGGTACCGGCGTTGAGACACAGTTCCAGTTCCAGGGAATCATCAGCAGCCAGAAGCCGTTCCGCGACTGGCTCACCGAGGTGCTCAACTGTTGCCTGGGCTTCTACACCTGGGAGTTCGGGAAGCTGAAACTCGGCTGCCGGATCAACGCCAGCGCGGTGGATGCTTACACACTCGCCAACTCTCTGTTTCAAAGCCTGCGGCTGACGCCGATCCAAGCCGGATTCGAGCACCTGGTGCTTTCGTTCGCCGACGTTGCCTATCAATATCAAGCGAACACGGCAGAGTATTGCGACAAGAGCCACGCGGCTTATTACGGGCGCGCCGGATCTCCGCTCACCAGCCAGATGCACTCGGTGGGGTGCTCGTCGCTAAGCCAAGCGTTGCGGATCGGAGCCACTCGGACGCGCGAGGAGATCGGCGGCGTGAATCCCGCCGAGTGGCGCGACGCGCGCAACGCCGCATGGCAGACCACCCTGCTCGGTCTTGGCAACGAGGTCGGGCAAGTGGTCTCGATGACGCATCCGGACATCCCCGGACTTCATGGGACATGCAACGTCACCGGCACCTCGGTCACATGGGCCAGCGGCGATGCCTTCGACACGTCCATGGAGAACAAGGAAGTCGTGATCAACGGCGTGCAGGTGTTGATCACGGGCTACACGACGGACCCGACCTACCACACGGTAACCGGCTTGCTCCTGGCTTCTGCGCCGGGCAACGGGACCAATCTCCCGTTCCAGATCATCACTATGTCCTTCAGGATTCAGCGATGGAGCCTGAAGAAGGACTGGTCGGTGCAGATCGAGGGCCAGACCGTCACCGATTCCATGTACGACCTGGACGTAGGACCGAAGCCGATGGACGTCGTGCCCGGACCCTTGCCGCCCCTGTTCTATTCGATTCCGCTCGGGCCAGCGTGGGCACCATACCAGGTGGAGGCAGCGGCGAATGACGCACTGTTTCCGGGCGAGTGGACCTTCGATACGAACCAGTCCTACGCGCAGATGGCCGACGGCAGCATGCTCGCGAACCTGGTGGTGACCGGAAAGTTGCCGGTGAACGAGTTCAGCGCCACCGGCGCTGGTGCGCCCGGAATTGGATCGATCTCGCAGTCCGCGACGGGGGGATCGTTGCCAGCCAACGTGATGTTGCGCGTGGCTATCTGTGCGGTCGATTCGAACGGACTTCCTTCGGCTCCGTCGAACATCGCCATCATCGGGACAGGCGCGGCGGCGGGCGGGTCGTTCACGTTGGAGAACATCACCTGGCCGGCGGTCGCGGGCCTGGTTTCCTACGTGTTGTTCGTGGCTACCCAGGACGATCTGATCTGCGCGCAGGCCACAGGAGCGTTGACGGCGGGGCCGAGTAACACGTACACGCCTGGATCGATCACGTTCGGCGGGCCGCTGGTGCGCTCGACTTGGGCGTTACCGTCGCCGTATGTCAGCAAGGTCCGGCTGAAAGCCAAGCATGAGATTCATGGCGGGATCATCGGCGCGCCCGTCGACAGTGTCTCGACCGGAGCGCTGGTGGTCGGTTATCTGAAAGGCAGCCCGCCATCCAGCAATCCTTCGTTCACGCCGGTCGGCCGGATCATCTCGATCATCGGCAGACCGGAAAGCGCCACGCCTTACTTCAGCGGGACGATTACTTCGTGGGACCAGACCACCGGCACCATCGGCGTTACTCCGGACCCCAACGGCATTGTGCAGGCTGGCGACTGCCTCGTCCTCCGGTTCAACGCCGATGCTTCGAACTCCACCAACCCCACATCCATAACGGACTCCGGGTGCCAGAACATCGCGTATCCCGCTGGGATGACGCCCGGAGCGGAGGTCGGCAACCTGGTGCGGGTCATTCGGGGCGTCTCGCGCGGTCTACCGCCCCGGAAGATCACCGCGAACACGGCGACCACCATCACTTGGGACCTCCCGATGGTCATCAATCCCGGCGACGTGTGGATCATCGAGGAGCCGACGTGGCCATACTCCTGCGATACGACCTCGCTCGACAACGGCAACCCGCTGGCGGTGACCACGATCAACATGCCCACCGGCAATTTCGTGGACGAGGCCCTCGTGATCGCAGGCTTCACCGTGGATGTGAACGGCAACGAATCGCCAGACGGCGATGCGCCGATCCGCGAAGACTGGGTGTTCGGCGCGGAAGGGCTCTCGAAAGTCGCTGGCCTTGTCTTCCAGATGCAGGGCACGCTCGGCGTGGAATCCAATGCCGCGCAACCACTCTATTTGAATCGCCCGGTCACCGTTGGCGATGTGAAGGCTTACGTCCAGGCTGCGCCCACCGGCGCGGCGATCACGTTCACGATCTACGTGGGCGGCTCGGCCTGGCTGGCACTGACCATTCCGGCGGGCCAGACCGTGGTGGTCGCCACGCCGTCGCAGATTGGCGCTTTGTCGCAGATCCCCGCCAATACGGCGGTTTCCATTGGCATCACAGCGGTCGGGACCACGTTTCCGGGCGCGAACCTCTCGGTGTTCATCTACTCGTGATCCGACCGCCCAGATTGAGTTGCCGGCCGACGTGATGCGATATAACTTGTTTCCCAGATCCCTGCGTGCCGCATCGCCTCCAAGGGGCCGCTGGCCGATTTGGTTTACCAGCTCGTCGGCGGTCTGCGCGCCGGCATGGGCTACTGCGGCGTGCGCAGCATCGCCGAGTTGCAGAATAAAGCCCGCTTCCTGCGCATCTCCCCCGCCGGCTTGCGCGAACGCCACGTCCACGACGTGATTATCACCAAGGAAGCGCCCAACTACCGGGTGGAATAATCGGCGAAATCGGCGGGCACGGTGCCGGGCAGGCCGCGCTATCATTTGCAGGTGGGCGGGAAAACGGAAACACGCAGCCTGCCACGGCTTCTGATTGGCAAGGGTCTCGCATGGCCTCGGAGTTTCTGAGTCTCTCTTGAAAATGCCCGCAAGCCACTGGTTCCAAATATGCCGCTGACTGACGTTTTCACGCTCGCGGTTGTCGCACCGCGCAACATGGCCTGAACTGTCCCCGTATCCGAATCCAAGCATCACCCGTGCGGATCGGAAAGATGGGTCGGAAAGATGAGTTGGTCTGACGGATACGGTTGGTTGTATAATCGGCTCTGTCCTGGATGGCAAAACGGAAATCCTGGGCATATTGCGGCAAAGGAGCCCCGGCATGACACACCCGCTGCTTGTTCTCTGTCTCGCAGTTGGCCTGATACAGGGGACATCTCAAGCACAACCCGTACCTTCTACGGCGCAGTCCACGATGACGATTGATGACGTCATCAAGATGGTCGAAGTGAAACTTGCGGACGATCTGATCATCTCCCAGATACGAAAAAACGGAAGACCGTTCCCGCTTTCACCAGATGATATGATACGCCTGAAGACGACGGGTGCGAGCGACGATGTCATTCGAGCGATGATCGATCCGCACGCATCCGCGACACATCTCGATCCAGTTGGCCCTACCAAAGGGGCTCAGGAAGTAATAGCGAACGAAAAGCTCGGTGAGAACACGGGGGGCCTATTCCCCCTACTGCGGGGCAAATGGGGGTTCGTCAATGGGGCCGGGAAATTTGTAATCCATCCACAGTTTGATAGTGCCAATTCATTCAGCGAAGGCATGGCGGCTGTTGAGGTGGGCGGCAAATGGGGGTTCGTGGATAGGACCGGCAGGGTCGTGGTGGGTCCTCAGTTTGATGGTATGCTACAACTGCCATTTAGCGAAGGCGTGGCTGCGGTCAGGGTTCGTGAGGGCAAGTTTGGCTACGTGGACAAAACCGGCAAGTACGTGATCAGTCCTCGATTTGATGACGCTCACTCATTCAGCGAAGGCTCGGCGGCGGTCAGCGTGGGAGGTAAATGGGGGTTCATTGGGAAGACCGGGAAGTACCTGATCACCCCGCAGTTCGATTCTGCGGGGGACGCCAGCGAGGGCCTCGCGTCGGTCTGTGTAGGCGGCAAGTTTGGGTTTGTGGACAAAGTTGGCAAGTACGTGATCACTCCTAAGTTAGACTTCGCATTTGTATTCAGCGAGGGTTTAGCCTACTTCAAGCTCGGTTCCAAATGGGGTTTTATCGACAAGACCGGCAAGTACGTGATTAATCCTCAATTGGACTTCGCACATACATTCAGTGAGGGCCTGGCAGGGGCCGGATTGCGAGGCAAGGCCGGATTCGTGGACAGAACCGGCAAGTTCGTGATCGAACCGAAGTTCGATGGTGTGTGGGAATTCAGCGAGGGTCTGGCCAAGGTCATGCTTGGTGAGTTCATGCAGGGGGAAAAGTATGGCTACGTAGACAAGACCGGCAAGTTCATGATCAACCCTGTGTTCGACGGGGCATCTTCGTTTAGCGAGGGTCTGGCTGAGGTCTGGCTCGATGGCAAAGCGGGGTACGTTGACAAGACGGGACGATATGTCGTACATCCACAATAGTAATCCAATCTTCCGGACCGTCGCAGCATCGTTGCTATACGGGGCTTTACGACTTCCCTTCTCCTCGTCCTTGCCGCTTGTGCAACTTCTCCGTACGCTCTGTCGGATCGGGCAGCCAAGATATCTTCGCTTACGAGATGGAAGCGGGGCTACGAAACTCCGAAACCTAAGGGCTCAGGGTGCGACTGGCCACCTGGCTGCCCCGCCGTTTTGGCTGGCTGCTGGCGGGTTGATCTGCCTGGGGTCTCCTCCTCGCTTGTAAGTCGAAATCCTCGCCGTCGAGCACCGATCGGGAGGCTATCGGTGAGCAGACGCATGGCGCCGAAAGCGCTGCGCACAAGGATGCCAGTGGCTCGTGCTAGTGAGTCCGCCGGGACGCTGGGTCTAGGCCACCGTGGCCGCACGGCGAGCGATCACGCGCCCGCTGGAGTTCGCGAGCGCGCGAGGCAAGGACCGTCACCCAACGACTCGCCATCCTTGTTCGGTCTTCTGGAACATAAACTTGCCCTCGATCTTCTGGCGCTGTCCCTTGCGCGCCCGCTGCTTACCGAAGTACCTAGGATTGAAAGCATCAATGCCGCCGCCGGGCCATCCAGGAACAGCATTGAAACTGCCGCCTCCTCCGAATGGTCCTCCACCACCCCACATACAGTCCCCGAGAAACTCGATCTCCCCGGTCCAGTCCATCTCGTATAGCTTCATACCATTCATGTCCTGTTCGACTCCGTTCGTCTTATCGAAGGACACGAGCCTGATGAGGCCGTTTGACTGGGCCTGTATCCGCTCTTCAACCTGCGCGCGCCCTACAGAGGGTGACGGCGGCCCGCCGCAGGCTGACAGAGCCACAGCCGAGAGTAGACTACTCACGAGTGCGGACAGTCTCAGATGGTTCGAATTCATGGTATTCATCTCCTATTGCGTCTTAGCGCATGACTCGTTGCACGATGGTTCAGAAATGCTGCAACTCCTAAGGTGTCTTTCATGATCGACTGAACAACTCGGGCGTGTTAACCGGAATCTCCATTTTGGACTTCCAGATCTCATTCAGTATAAGCCAAACCGCAGAATGCAGGGCGGGGGACGCGACACGGGGGGCAGGACAGGGGGGCCGGGACGAAACCAGGACAGCCGCTTCCAATTTCCAGAGACCACGGGCGCTACCGACGCCAGCATCACCAAGGAAGCTCCCAACTACCGCGCCGAATAATCGGTGACAGATTCGGTGACAGATGTCGAAACTCCCACACCGCGGGGAGTTTCGCAGCCAGCAGCTGAATTGCGGCGTGGCGAGTGCCCCGGCTGTCGGACTGGACGTGCAGTCTACTCGTGGATGTGCCCGGGGATTGCGGAGGGATCACGCCCGACTCGGAAAGAGCTGGGCCGCACATGCGTCCTGGTAAACGCCGTTCACGGCATCCAAGCTGGGGGTTTGTCCCCGACGCGTTGACATAAGCCCGCAACTGCTCGCCCACCCGTAAAGGCGGTCTACGGCTATGGACCAGATCTACAAGCTCCAACCGCACCGCACGATGCACCTGCAGGGCTTCGACGACTATGGCGCGGCTGCGGCACTGTGGGGTGCGTCCGACACCGGCTTCACCGTCTCCGGTGTATTCCGCGACTTGGCCGATTTCGCTGTGCTGGTCCTGTTCCAGAAAGACGATCCGTTCGGACACCCGTTGTTCTCCTATCTTCCGGACGGCGATCTCACCGGCCTGGTGCTCGACTTCGACATCACGTGGCAGGGCATTCAGGCCTGGGAATCGCTCAAGAGTGCGTGGACCGACTGGAACACGCTCGACTACTCCGTCAACGGCGTCGGGCACACTGACGTGAAGTGGATCGGCACGACTGGCATCACGATCACGTGCAACACGACGGGCCGCGCGGGAGCGTCGGCCACCTTCACCCTGAACATGGCCAGCACGCAGGCCGGCGACAAGGTCACGCTCTGGTATCAGAACCAGTCGTTCATCAGCCCGGCGATTATTGCCGGCAATCCGACGACCGACCAGGCTCTGTGGTGGCAGGGATCGGTGGCGACTACCGACCAAGCGCTGTGGTGGCAGGGGAACGCGGCTTATAACCATTGGGTCAAGATCGGATCGAACACCTATTCCTGCCTCGAGGGATCGCTGAACAGCGCGGGTGTCGCGAGCAACGTCGCCGCCCAGATCAATGCCTCCGATCCAAATTCCTCCTGCACCACGGGAGGGGCCTATGGCAACGAGATCTTCATTTCGCTGCGGTCCGGTCAGTACGGCCCCGTGGCAGTGTCAAGCTCCGACGGTTCCGGGGGCGCCACGCTGTCGAACTACCAGCACTGGGTGAAGATCGGCAGCGTCACGTATTCCTGTTACGAAGGATCGCTGAACAGCGCGCAGATAGCGGCCAACGTCGCGGCGCAGATCAACGCTACCGACCCGAACTGCACGGCCACCGTGGGAGGTCAGTACAACAACGAGATCCTCATTACGCTGAAGGCCGGCGTCGCGGGCCCAGTTGCGGTGTCGAGTTCGGATGGCTCCGCGGCTGCGTCGCTGACCCCAGGCACGGATGCCGCCACCATCCTGAACAACATCGCCGGCCAGATCAAAGGAACGAACTGGGTGCAGAACGGCCCCGCCGCGCTCAGCGCCGCCGTGGTTGCGCCGAACCAGTTGGTGATCACGGCCACGCCGGGTGCCGACGGCAACATGGTTGCGTTCTATCAGACGGACAACAACAGCAGCAGCCGTCTGTACTTCACCGCGAGCAACTGGAACCTGTCCGGCGGCTCATCGGATAACGTCTCGTGGCACGTACACATCGATTTCACCGCCCTCGGCTGGAGCAATGTCGATAAGGTCTGGTGGACCATCGCTC